GTTGTCTTCTGCCCACATGACTTGGTGGCCAGCGACTTGCTCAGGCGTCAGGATTGGCTTTTCGACAGACGACAAGGCGCTGATCTCGCCCAGCTTGGAGAGCTGCATGTTCTTGAGGCGCTGGGCGTCTTTTGCCAAACGCACGTGGCCCATGCAACGCTCAATGTTGTCCACAAACCAGCGCTTTCCGTACACGACCACGATGGGGATGCACTTGCCTGCGATGTAGCCTGCATCCTCCAAGACCCTGCCGCCGGACATGATGTATTTGTGCACGCGCTTGCGCTTGACGCGCTTCTGGCGGATCTCGACCGTGCCGATGGCCGCGAGGGTTTCTTCCAGGGTCTCGTCGTTGGCGAAGTCGGCCTGGGTGTAGCGTTCTTCCTCGCCTGCGATGTTCTGGAAGATGCGGATGGTTTCGCTCTTTTCCTCGACCTTGTAATACTCGGCAACATACACAACATCAGGGGTGCACCAGTCGAACTCATACTGGTGGATGATCTTGGGCCAGTCGGTTGGGTCGTCTCCCCAGGTGTCTTTGTAGGCCTGGCGGGTCATGCTGGTGACGACGTAGCAATACTTGGCGTCGGACTTGTCCTGGCGCTTGGCCCCGAGGTCGAAGAATACCGAGCTGTCGGCGTCGAAGATGGGTTCGATCCTGATGCGCTGGCGGTCGTCCTCGTCGTTCTCTTCGTCTTCGTAGACTGTGCGCAAACGCCATGCGCCGATGCCGCCGCCGACTGCTTCCTCGAAGGCGTTGTCGTAGGCCTCATCTGCGACGGATGCCTGCTCGTCTGCACGATACAGGCCGTCGCAGACCTCGGCCAGCTTGTCGTTTTCCTGGCCGTCTTTGCTGACGTAATCGACCGTGATGCGGTTGTTGCGGTACTCGTTGATGATGCGGATCACCGAGAGCATGATCTTGTTGACTTCGAACTTGGGCTTGTTCTCGTACAAGTCCCAGAGTGGGCCTTCCCACTGGCTGCCTGCCAAGGAGTAGAAGCGCCGGTCTTGGAGGCATTGCAAGCGCTCGTCGCGGAGGGCTGTTTGTACGTCGTCAAACTGCGCCAGGGCTTCTGAGTGAAGATTGGCTAGGCGTTGGTCGTTGCTGATTCGGGCCATATTGGTTCCTCAATTTGTGCGGATTATCTCACCGTGCTTAAAAAATCACCACTTCTTCAGATTTGGCAAAGGGGTGAAGGTGGCGGGTTTGGATGCACCAGCTCGGCGGACGGCTTCGCAGGCGTAGCGCAAAGCGTCAATCACGTGGTTTTTCTTGTCTTCCAGCACTGGCAAGATTCTGCCAGTCAATGGGTCTTGCTTGTAACTGTACAGGGTTAATTCGTCAATGGTGTGGATACAGCGGGGGTGCACCACGATGTCGTAGTTCTTCAAGAACTCGATGCCTTCCTCGACCGACTTCGGGCCTTTAACCGCTGTCATGATCTTTGGAAAGCCATTCTTTTTCATGTGGCTGATTGTCTCTGGCCTGGCTGAGTCGGCCACGATGGGCCACTTCTCGGCCTCGGGCACGGTCATGAACAGCTCTGGGGTGTTCACGATTTCGCAGCCGACCATGTAGGCCTCGTAATCGATGTAGAGGGTGCGGCCAATGATGTGGCAGCGCACCAGGGTGGTGGGGTCGATGGAGAAACCCCAGTCAGCGCCGAGCCTGTGGATGGCGTCTTGTGGTGCTTCAAATTCCTCGACCCGCCAGTTCTTGAATACACGGGTGTTGCTGTTGGTAAGGTAGCCGCCCATCCAAACGTGCTGGTATTTGTCGGGGTCGCGCCGCTTGTCGTATTCCATTTCGTCCTTGAGGACGTCTGGAAACCACGGATTGTCGGTGAAGTTGACCTTCAAGACCTGGGCGTCTTTGGGTGGCGTTGGGCCACGGAGGAGGTGGTCAACCGGGTCTGAGTGTAGGCGCGGGTTCCAGGTAAACCAGAGCTCGGACTCAGGTTTGCGGATGGTGGGGCGGAGCAGGTCGAGGCTGGTTTGGCTGAGGCTTTGGGCTTCCTCCACCCAGGCGCAGTCGTAACCCTCCAGCGACTTGATGCTGTCGGCGGTGTGGTTTTGCATACCCTGGAAGATGATCGCCCCGTCGCCCTTGCGGGATTTGATGACGGCATCTTGCACCTCGAAGTAAGCGCCGGCATTCATGGCCTCGATCTTGGTTTCCAGCAGGCGCTTGACCGACTGGTTCAGCGACTTCTGGATCTCGCGCACGCAAACCGAGCGCCGCTTCTGGTCCATGATGTGGGCCTCGATCATGAGCTCGGCAAACATGTGGGATTTGCCGGAGCCTCGGCCACCCCATGCGCCTTTGTAGCGGCTGGGGTCCAGAAGGGGCAAAGCCCATTCTGGGGTCTGGAGTTGCAAGACCTTACCCATTCTTGACGATCACCCGTTCGATCTTGGCAATCTCTAAGGGGGCGCCGTCAGCCCCGGTAAGCTCGTGCTTCTGGGTTTCTGCCCAGCGCATTTGAGTCTTGGTCCACCAGATCATGGCCGTAGTGTCTCCGTCCATTGCTTTCTGAAATAACGTCCTGCCAATGCCTGAATTGGCTTTCGCCTTTCCTGAAACTAGTTCATTGGCAAAGTGCTTGCGGAGAGTGTCGATATGTATCCCATCACGCACTAGGATGGCGATCTGGTCAATCGGTAAGCCGTAGCCCGACATAGCCTCTACCTGTTTTCGCTCGGAATCGGTAGGTTCAAAAGCAGGCCGACCAGCGTTTTCTCTCGCCCCGCCCGTGCCTGGCCGTGCTCCACCGTGGTTTTTTGTGGTCGGTTTTTCATCAAGTGTGGGTTTTCGTGCAGCCATTTGCTACCTCGTTTCGCTGGTTGGTTTTCTGTAGCGTTCGTGAAGAATCTTCGGAACAGCCCTGTTCCAGTCAATCTTGTGATGGATGCGCGGGTGCGTTGTGATCAACATGCTGACCTTGCAGCAGCTGGGTGCCGCCATGACCGAGTAAAACGACTTGACGAAGGTTCCCATGGCTTTGTATGCCTCAGTGTTTCCGCCAGAATTCGATTGCGTCTGAAACTGAACAAGCATCACATTTGCGATCTGGCAGAAGATTTTCCCGACTTTTCCTTGTGTCAGGTAGGTGTTTACGTCGTCGTTCATTCGACCGATAAAGAGACAGTCGTCAGCAGGGTCCTGATTGACTTTGAAGACAAAGATGTTCATGGCTTTGCGTTTGTATTGCAAACTGTCAAATGAGCCAGCGCCGCCAATGAAGTCTCCGCCTTGGGCCATTGCGATGGTGGTGGCATCCGTCTTTTCAAGGCACTCTATGAAGGCTTTGCAGACTTCATCCATGCGCGTGACTTTCTCCGCCCGTAGCGACTGGCCATCGACGAAACGATGATAGAAGCTAGGATAGTCGTCTTCGTACTCAAAAAAATAGTCCAGGCCAAGCGATCGAGCGATGTGGTAACAGGCGTTGCGTGCATAGACGATCACTTTGTTGCCTTCAAAGTTGTCCATGATGTCGAACTTGCCCTGATAGGCTTGCTTGCTGAAAACAATCACTTGGTCTTTGTACTTGCTCTGGTACTCGGACAAAGTTTTGTCCTCATCGTCGCAAATGAGGTAAATTTTTCCTGTGTAGCCTGCTTGACGCAAGGTGTGATACGTGATCACCTTGTCGGGCCGGCCATGCGTCAAAATAAAGATGGCGTAATTAGACGTTGCCATTTTTCACTCGCGTGCTGCTGTAGTTGTGCTTGCGTTTGAGGTAAACAATTTCCTTGTCCATGGCCTCGATCTTGGCTTTCATTTCCCATTCGTCAGTTTTGTGGTCTTCACCAAGAAAATAAACTTGGTACTCAAGCGATGCAAACATATCCGCATCTCTGCTTGAGTTTTCATATGGGATTATCTCATCCACCCACTTAACCGCTCTGAGCTGCATATAACGCTCATAGATGGATTGGATTGGTTCTTTGTAGGTTGGCTTGCAGTGCAGACCAACAATGAGTAGGTCGCAATGCTTTTTGGCTTCCTCTAAGGCTAAAACGTGGCCAGAGTGCAAGATGTCTGCGACCATTGGAAAAAAACCGATTTTCATTTTGCTTTCTTTCGAGGTTAGTTGATCAAGTGTGTATGGTTTGCAGTTTTTAATGTGCAAATCGTAATATGCTTTGTGGATTGCTTGTTTTGGTGGGTTAAAGGCAAACATTAACATTTTGATAGTTCCGCTGTGGGCAACAATCAAAATCTTCTTTCTGCTGTGCTTGCGCTCGATCTCCTCAACAAATGCTTTCACCCTGCTAAGAAAAGCCGCCTTGCTTTCAATTTGGTATTTGTGCAAAAAATTAGGGTCTTCACTTTTTAGTAGTTTTTCGCTGTTTAGATGTTCACCCTCCAGCAATCCTTTACTTAGCTCCATCAACCTGGCGTCATAGATGGTCTGTGTGTGTCGATGATGCCTCAAAATTTTATTGGCCGTAGATCTAGCACGCTGTAGCGGTGAGCAGTAGCAAAGATCAAAATGTTCATGCTTGAGCTCATTGGCCACTTTGTTGGCCTGCTTAATTCCCGTTTCGTTCAATGGGATGTCGTACTGGCCGTGCATGATGCCGTTTTTATTCCAGTACGTT